GAACACGATTAATCTCTGTTACTCGGAAGTTGTAACAACTCTTCCGACTTGGTGGGGTCATTGCTCCCATCTGGATCCTCCAAATAAAAATCTCCTAGTGCATTATTTAGCATCTCGTCTATTGGAGTACGTTCTTTTTCTAATTCCCATTGTCTTATATCATTTATCCACTCACCTGTAGGAAATGAATGACCCATATGTGCATCTGCCTTTGGAGCAAAATAACCTGCACCAATAAAGGTACAGGCTATAACACCTAAAAGGCTGACTGAAGCAACTACCTTCTCATTCGCACGAACACGAAGAGTAAGTTCTTTCACATGACCAATTAGATGATCAACCTTCGCTTCCAGTACTGCTATCTTCGTTTCTTGACTCTGTTCGGTCATCGTATGTAAAAATCCAATAGATAAAGTATCCTACCCCACTGAGTAGAGTACCTAGCATAATATTTATAGACCAAAGCATATCATTCAACGTGAATAACCCCCTTCATACCTGCACCAGCATGAGGATCACATTGAAAATTATAATCTCCTGCTTCTGGAAATGTAACATCAAAACTATCACCAGCAGCAAATGCTAAATCAGAATGAGATAATTCTGGATGACCGTCAACCATCATATTATGGGGTGGCAAATCTCCATTGACAAAAGTAACTGTATCACCTGCTGAGATTGTTATTTCATTAGGTTCAAATACTAAATTACCACCTGACCCCATTGTAATATCTGTTGCATATGCTTGTCCACTAAGTAGGAGAAAAGCCATAGCGATTAACATCCAGGCAAAAAATCTATTCATCCAAATGTTAAGGTTTTTCTTTTGTAATGTTGTCATAGTACTGAACTGAATAACGATCCTTCTGATGTTATGCAGTCTATACTATTTGGGTGTGAATGTAAATATGGTACATCTTGAACTGCTTGACTTCTAGCAGAAAAAGCATCGTCAGCGTATTCACAGATCTGCTGATGATGCCTTGTTTCGTCCATATATTGGACAGTGTAATGATGCTGAGACACGATTTAAAGCCGCGGGCTCGCTTAATTTTATGTAGATATTTAGTTTACTTATAGGTAATATTAACTATTATTATGTGGACTCACTGACCTTATACTCAAAGAAGACTTCCCCATCATCTCCATACATAGCAACTCTCCATCCACCATCACCATTAGTCCAGATCTCCTTAGATGTCTCTGCTCCAGTCTTAGTTGCTACCAACCAAGTCCTTTCCCATTGATTATCTTCTTTGTTAAAATGAAAACCCTTCTCTTCTAACTCAGCAATCTTTGGATCAGGTTCTTCTGCTTTAGTTGCTGGTTCATTCCACCCATTAAATAAGTTCTGAAACCAATCGATAAGGGTCATCCATTTGCCTCCTTAATTGCTTCTACAATAACTCTTTTAAGTTCGTTACGCTTTTTCTTACCAAGTCCTGCTCTGGTATCTATCTGTACCTTCAACCAATAAACAAAAGCAAGAACTAAAATAAATTGAATGCCTTCACCCCAAGATAAATTCCACGCTTCATTAAGATCAAGGGATGCTGCTGCTAACGTGTTTAACATTATATTAATATACAAAACAATACTAGTATACCAACGAAACTAAATTGCGTCAAGATGGTCATAAAGAACATCCCGAAGGTATTATAAGACTTGGACGACTCCTTTGACATCTGGTATCTCCATCATTAATTTCTTTTCTATTCCCATCTTTAATGTCTGAGAACTCATAGCACACGTAGAACACGCACCACCAAGTCTTACCTTAACCCATCCTTCTTCTGTCTCAACATACTCCAACCACCCACCATCTGCTTCGATGTAGGGTAGTAATTCATTAAGCACTTCAACTACATTACCATCATTCAATTCCATTACAATAAGATTGCTCCAATAATAAATCCTTTAGCAAATGAAACGACAAGCATTTGATAATCAGTTAAGTTAAACTTATCCTGAAATTTTCTAGCAAGGTTTCTATCCCATGCTACTACTTTATCAAATACTTTTTGTGCTTTGTCTGGTAATCCCATTAGTTTTAATTAAATGTTTTCTTCTTCACCCAACTGAATCTTACAATCCGAAGTTGGATATGCAACACAAGTAAGAACAAATCCTTCATCAATTTGATCATCATCTAAAAATGATTGCTCAGACTGGTCTACAGTTCCTTCTAGAATCTTACCAGCACAAGTAGAACAAGCACCAGCACGACAGGAGTAAGGAGCATCAGCACCTTCCTCCTCGGCTTTGTCTAGGATATATTCATCATCTGGACACTGAAAAGTAGTCTCATTACCTTCTGTGTCTATAACTGTAACTTGATATGATGCCATGAGTAGTAATTTCTACAATTCGAATGATATTTATTATATCACTCTTTAGGAGGATTTGTCGATTGTTGTGGAGTCAACACTAAAGGTGCTTGCTCAATCCTTATTGTCTGAGCAGGTGCTGCTTGTGTTGCTTTATCAATCAACTTCTCCATATCTGCTTTGGATATAGATCCATTAGGACCACTACCACCACCCTTGTCCATCTTCATAGTACCATCACCCTTCTTAGATGCTGTCTGAATTCCAAAGCTAGCCAAAACCCCCGTGAAAACGGAGGCTATAAAAGTTGGGTCAATTTTTTGTTGTGGTATACCAGGTATAGCCACATAATTTAAAGTTAAAATAGCCCCAGACCAGCCAAGAACAGTAATCCTAACCATCGTAGAGATGATTGCTGCCTGTTCTTCAGCGTCTGGAACTATTGCGGATTTAACTTTACCAAAGATACCTTTTTTCTTATCCTCTTTATGCTCTTCTGTTACTTCTTTAATATCTTCAGTCATAAGAATAGGAGTTACTATTCTTATATAGTCTTAAAGAGGACTAGCGGGTACTTCAGGTGCGGCTGCTTGAGGAGCACTAGGAGCAAGATCATTAGCACCAGTAGGAAGTGCATCACCACCTAATGCACCCCCAAGGCCTCCAGAACCTCCAAGAACTGCTTCCAAAGCTTGAGATTTAATTCCATCAATGATGGCATCGCGGTTGACATATACATATAACCCACTGCCAACAACGGCAACAGATACAACGCTAGACGCAACAGCAAGTACATTTACAACTTTTTGCATTACTCAATACTCAAAAACTATTTAACTTCGGCCAGTATAGTATGCCTTGTAATAATTGGCAAGTCCTGATGTGGTTGACTGTTTACTTGACCACTCATGAGCACATTCGTATATGGACTGTGCAGGATTTGATCCACCAAAATTTGCCATCAACAATCTCAAAGAATCCTGTCTCAATTTAAATTGTGCTTCTGATATTTCAGCATCCAAACTATTAAAATATGCTTGTGCTTCACCACATACTATAGTATCTGTCTCGTCGTAAGCGATGTTATTCTGCATTAAATTAATCCTAAAGAACCTGCGGTTATTCCTATGCTAACAAAAAAACCAAATTCTAGCAAGTCCCTAGAACCTGGAGGAATCGAATTTAAAAGTACTGCTAAGGAGATCATTTTCCTTTATCGAACGTAAATATAGTGACTAATATTATCAAACTACCAAGTCCTACTACAGTCAGAAACAGTTCTAATGTACAATGATGTAGAAGGTTCATTGCAATACGAACTGTAACCCATTAGTATATGCAGTTAATGCAACAACTGCTAAAAAAATTACTTGATACATTTTATGCTCCTGTAGGAACTGTAACTGGTACGGGTTCCATTTGACCTACTCGGATACCTTTACCTCCACCAAAATCATCATCGTCATCATCATTAAATCCACCACCAGCAGCTGCCCAAAATCCAAGTAGTATAAGTACAGGGATAAAAGGGAATACTAATGCCCAAATTGGTGAAGTTGATTCTGTAGCGTATATTAATTCGCCCATTTGTTTTGGTTCGGAGATAAAGTTACGAGTAATTATTTAGAAATGTTACGATTTTAGAATAGGAATATACCCCTAGACTGAAAGAAGATATGTACCGCAGGGTTATGGAGGTACTGGTAATAGAATTCTAAACCAAGTACTCCAGTTACCCATGCAGCATAGACTAATCTTGCTGTCAGTAATAGTTGAGGATTAATGCCTCTTCTTTTAACTGATAAGGTAGTCATTAGACTATAGCAAACCAGGAATTAAATTTCCTGTGAATGTATAGGAAACGAATGCTGCAAAGCAACCAATAAGGGCTGCTGCTCCGTTTACTTTCTCTGCGATTTTAAAGTTATAGTCTTCCATTAGTAGAGTCCAGGAATAAGGTGTCCAGTTAGAAGATAGGAAAGGGTTATAAACCAGAATCCCATCATTGCAGCACGTCCTTGTGCTTGCTGCCAAATGGCAAAGTTAGAAGCATTGTCCATTTTAGAATACTCCTGGAATGATTTGACCTGTGAAAGCATAGGAGCCTAATGCTGCCATGATTCCGATCATTGCCCAACGTCCGTTGGCTAATTCTGCTTGTTCGTTCATTGTTCTTAGATTAAAGGGTTAGATAGAGCGATAGAAAGAGACCTTTCATTTTTAAAATATGCCAGGAATAACTGCACC